AAAAAATTTTTAGATGAATGTTGTAAGGATTATTTGAAAAAAATCATATGTCCACAAAATAATATTAAACTTTATATTACTCAATCTTGGTTAAATTATACTGACGAAAATCAATATCATCATATGCACGAACATCCTAACTCAGTAGTATCTGGTGTTTTATATTTTGATTGTGATAAGAATAATGATAAAATTAAATTTTTTAGTCCATTAAAATATAAACAAATTTCACCTAAAATAGATGAAACAAAATATAATATTTGGAACTCTAGTTCTTGGTGGTTTGCTCTAAAAACAGGACAACTCTTAATGTTTCCATCATTAACAACACATAAAGTAGATACTAAAAAAGGTTCAAATACTAGAACTAGCCTTTCATTTAATACTTTTTATAAAGGTACTCTAGGTTCAAATAAAGATTTAACAGAGTTGATACTTTAATGACAAAATGGTATGAAATCTTTGCAAGTGGGTATTCCACTACACCACATACTCACTTGCTTAACGATGATTTACCTAATAAAAAGGTTTTTATATGCTACACAAATTAGGATTTAAACCAGGATTTAATAAACAGGTCACAGCAACCGGAGGTGAAGGCCAATGGATTGATGGTGACTATGTTCGTTTTAGATATGGTACTCCTGAAAAAATAGGGGGTTGGTCTCAATTAGGAGACAATACTCTTACAGGAAGAAACACAGCGCTTCATCATTTTGTCAATGCTAGCGGCGTAAAATATGCAGCTATTGGCACTAATAGAATTCTTTATGTTTATTCTGGAGGTATTTTTTCTGATATTACTCCTCTTAAAAGTACAACAACATTAACCAACGCTTTTACAACAACGAACGGCGACGCCACAGTTACCATTACATTTGCAAGCGCTCATGGTATATCTCAATACGATATTATTCGTTGTGATAATTTTACTGCTATTACCAATTCTAATTTTGACTCTGATGATTTTGACGATACTACTTTTATGGTGGCAACTGTTCCAACTGCTACAACACTTACTGTTGAGATGGGATCTAATGAAAGTGGATCAGGAGCGTCTGCATCCGGAGGTATAAGAATTAAACATTATTATACTGTAGGTCCTGCTACTGAAGCTAAAGGATCAGGTTGGGGACTTGGATTATGGGGTGGTACTGTTACTGGAGCAGTAACAGATACTCTCGATGGTGCAATCGATGCTGATGACACTAGTTTAACGCTTGATAGCTCAGATGGTTTTCCTTCTTCAGGTGATCTTTTAATTGACAGTGAACTTATATCTTATACCGCTAACAATACTAGTACAGACGTTCTATCAGGAATTACTCGAGCTAAATATAATACAACAGCTGCAACGCACTCGGATGGAGCAACCGTAACTGATGCATCAGACTATGTTCAATGGGGTGCAGCTGTAAGTGGTGATGTTATTATTGCGCCAGGTTTATGGTCTTTGGACAATTTTGGAAATAAATTAATTGCAACTATATTTGATGGTGCAACTTTTGAATGGGATGCAGATGCAGATGCTGCAACGGACACACGAGCCACAATCGTTGCTAATGCTCCAACAGCAACAGTACAAACTTTAGTATCCACTCCTGATAGACACTTAGTGTTTATTGGAACAGAAACAACAATTGGTACGACAACCACACAAGATGATATGTATATAAGATGGTCAGATCAAGAATCAATTAATGCTTCAACTTCGTATACGCCTTCTGCAACTAATACCGCTGGTACACAAAGACTGGCCGACGGAACACGGATCGTGGCAGCGATTCGAGGTCGGGATGCAATTTACGTATGGACGGATACATCTTTATTTATTATGAGATTTGTGGGTGCACCTTTCGTATTTTCATTTCAACAAGTTGGAACGAACTGTGGATTGATTGGAAAGAATGCAGCCGTCGAAGTGGATGGTTCTGCATACTGGATGTCAGAGAATGGTTTCTTTAGGTACACTGGTAAACTGGAATCTCTAGCGTGTCTCGTTGAAGACTATGTTTATGATGATATTAACACAGTTCCTAAACAACATATTTATGCAGGATTAAATAATTTATTTGGTGAAGTAACTTGGTTCTATCCAGGTAGTGGCGCTGAATCTAATAATAGATCAGTTACATATAATTATATGGACTCCACACCGGAGCGACCCGTATGGACTACGAGCACGTTGGCAAGATCAACATGGTCTGATTCACATGTATTTGGAAAACCACATGCAACAGAATATGATTCTGATGCAACTAGTGATTCCACAGTTGGAAATACTGATGGTGTTACAACTTATTATGAACATGAAACAGGAAATAATCAAGTTAAAGCAGGATCAGCTTCAGCAATTGCAGCAAGTATTGAATCTGGTGATTTTGATATATCTTTAGCGCAGGGTGGTGGAGCAGATCTCAGAGGAGATGGTGAATATATAATGAAAATTAGAAGAGTGCTTCCAGACTTTTTACAGCAAACTGGAAATGCAAGAGTGACATTAAATTTAAAGAATTATCCAACGGACTCACAGGCAAGCTCATCCCTTGGACCTTTTACTACAACTACTAGCACAACTAAAATAGATACAAGAGCACGTGCACGTGCTATATCTTTAAAGGTTGACAATACAAGTACCGGACAACATTGGAAATTAGGTACATTTAGATTAGATATACAAGCGGATGGAAGAAGATAATGCCTTTTAAATCAGAAGCACAGAGAAAATACTTATGGGCCAGAGAACCAGAAATCGCAAGAGACTGGACCGATACTTATGGAAGTAGAATTCAAAAAGAAAATGGTGGAATTATGAGATTAGGTTTTCAGACTGGAAATGATGTGGATGATGAAGAGTCATTGTTGGAACGACTTAAGAAAAAGGGAGGAGAATTTAAAGAGTCCCTTTCGAACATGGCATGGAATATGCCATTTTCCCCTATGGGTATTTTATCTATGATTGCTAAAAAAGCAGATAGATTTCCTAGTCTTAAAGGAATAGATCAAGAATTTATTACAAATCAAATGCAAGCACAAGGAACTGATCCTGTTTCAGGATTATACCAAGATCCTTTTGGAATTAATATTAGAAGTCTACAGGGTAATTATGCAGATTATAATGTTAATAGACTTGAAAAATTAAGACAAATATTACATAGAAGAAAATTAGAAGAACCTGGTTTTATGTGGAAACCTGACTCTTTCTTAGGTAGAGAATATAAATACAGACAGGGACTTGAACAAGATCAACAAAGTATAAAAACTAGAATACAAGATCAATTATCAGATGCAGCTCAAAGACAAGAAGCTCGTGGTGGAGATGCTGGATATACACTAAGTCAGTTACAAGATCCAGGACCTAAAGGAGATTATGCTGCAGCAAGAGAGAGAACTGCAAGTAGAGTTAGCCCTAGCGGAAAAATGAGAGCTTATGGTTTAGCTAGAGGAGGCTTAGCAAGTTTATGGCAAGAATAGTACAATCCTTAACACAACCTTTAGAAAAATACGATCAACAGATTCAACAATCATTTGTGCGGGACGTTGATAGTGTTATACAAAAATTAAACACATCCTTTCAACAGGATTTAAAAGATGAAGCGGAAGCGGAAAGCTTCTTTATGGCATAATGGCTAATACATTTGTAAATAAAAAAGTAGATTTAACGAGTACGAGTGCAACGACATTATATACCGTACCCTCGGCAGCAACCGCTGTGATTAAATCCATTCTCGTGTCCGAAGATTCAGGAAACGCGGATACAATAACAGTGACTTTAACTGATACGGATAGTGCTGTTTTTAGCCTATTTAACGTTAAAGCAATCTCGGCCAATGGAACATCAGAATTATTATCAGCACCACTAGTCGTCGCAGAGAGCGAAATTATAAAAGTAACCGCAGCAACGGCTAATAGATTACACGTCGTATTGTCTGCGCTCGAAATTAAACCTAGGATCGTGACATCATAGGCTTGCTTTACTTGTAAAAAACAAGTAATATTATAAACTCAGGTGAAAATCCTGCCTTTAACAATTAACATAAAATTATGGCTATAGATAGAACAGGAATATCATCATTACAAACAGGTGCACCAG